CAATGATATTATCCTTTTGAAGTAAAGCAGTTCTTAATTGCTCTACCTCAATAAGTAAATTATCACGTTGTATCTGAATAGGAGCTTTTGGTAATTCTTTTAATTTCATATTGCAAACCTTAATCCTGCTGTAATATTATGAACTCCGTAATTGCGGTTGTCGATATTTTTAAGGCCACCGATTATTCTGGCTTTATTATTCCCTAGATTAAAATAATTATAGCTTGCCTCTAGCGTAGTTGTCTCGTTAATTTTTATATCTAGACCTGTGGTTAGCTTATAAGCAAATTTATAAAACGTCTTTTTTGAGGACTTCTCTAAAGGGACATAAACTCTATCTTCCGCTGAGAGAGCAAAACCTTTACCAACTTCTTTTAATGTAGCAATTCCAACTCCCCCACCGATAAAAGGAGTTATTTTACCGAGTTTAAATACATCTTTATATACATTAAGCATTAAACTATCTGCCTTTGTTGTAACTAATATTTTAAAAATATCTTTGTTGGAATTAGATGAAGTTTCAGCAGTATGAAATAGAAAATAATAATCAAAAAGTAATTCAGTCCTGATCGATTCGTTTAAATTAACGCCCACTCCAAATTCAATTAATGGAAAGCTGTTTGTAAGTTTAATTTTGCCTTCAAAATCATGATTACTGAATTTAACTGTATGAATATGGTTTATTCCCATTCCGGTTTTTACATAATATTTATTATCTGCCAAACCTGGCGTTGAAAATAATAAGCTAGTAACAGCAATTAATTTGATGAATTTCTTAAACATTTTAAATTCCTTTATTATTAGTTAATACAAAATCAAGTAGGGCAAGGCTATCGGCCTCGTTATCGTCTATAGGAGCAAATCCCTTTTTCTTAACGGCCGCTACTACCTCCTCTTTAGAAGCATTTCCTTTGCCCGTAACATGTTTCTTGATTGTTCCAACAGGTATGCCTGAGTAAGGTATCCTGTGATGTTCGCACCAAGCGGTAAGATGGGCAACAAATCCTCCGTATTTGTGAGCGGCGTCAACACCTTTATGCGCTCTTACCTCTTCAAAAAAAATCGCATTAATATCCCCTAAAGTTGCTTTTAAATCAGTAAGCCATCGTTTAAAACGTAAAAAAGGCATGCCACCCCCTTCAAACCTACCCGTTTTAAAACTGACAGTTCCAGAAGTTATGTTGCCACGTAGATCGCAAGTAGCGAAGCCAGTAGTAGTACCAAGGTCTAGAGTCATGATAATTGATTGTCTCATTTATCAAGTTCCTTCTCTATATCTATTTTTTTCTCAATTATTTCTTCAGCAATTTCTTCTAAAGGATTACAAGAACCAAACCAGTATATCGAACCGACGCCTAAAACAACGGCAAAAATGAAAGTTATTATCTGCATAATTTTTCTTTTTTTACTTTAATTAAATTAATTATAACACGGAATAGCTATAGGTATAAAAATCGTAATTATTCGCCCTGCGCAAGCATAACCAAATAAGCTTTTCTTGCCCAGTCTTCCCAGTTTTTAAAGGCAAGTTCTTTGTCTTTTTTATGAACGTCTTTATAGGGACTCGGTACTCCGGCGCTCATAAACGGCTCGATGCCGACCAGGTTTTGTGCCCATGCTGCCCATTTTGTTTCATCATGGAGGATGGGAAGAGGGAAATCAGAATAATCATCACAAACGGTAGCTGCCCAGTATTTAACGCTAATATATTTGGGATAAACGCTAATCATGGCCTACCATCATCTATTTCAGCTAAAACAAAGGTAGTTCCCATCTGATAACCGGAACCGATACCTTCTGATTTGAAGGTAAAATTAATATTTCTACCTTGTTTGCGTTCATTAATAGCAGGTCTAACAGTATTTTCCTCTCCATCAGTAGTCAGGTCATAAGTGGTTGTTACGGGAGTACTTGCAGGATATTCATATGTATTAATGCTAACAGTCATTTTTATTTTTTTTGTACCGACAATGTTAGGCTCTATCCTCTCTATAGCTATGTTGTAATCAATGCCTGCTACCTGTTTTTGTGGATTAAAGGTAGCATAAGAAATTATAGGTGTGGTAAAAAAGGAAGGAATAGCTTTAACCTGCTCTTCTACTTCCTTATAAAGATTAACCTGATCATTTCCGACTTCATGTTCCCAGACGTAACTGTTATTATCACCTTCGTAAGGACTCAAATTTTTGCCAACAGTGTACATATTACCGCCGGTATTATCAAAATAACCGGCTGCCCGTTCTATAGCCGTATCATACCAGGTATTATCTACAACATTGTAAATAACGGCTCTGGTGCATCCAACATTAGCATCTTTCCCTTTTTCAGGATAGAACCACCATATTTCATCTCTGCTTACGTTTTTGACGCCAAAGACCCTTTGACGTTTATTCATATCGATTGAGTCAAAAAAAGTCTGACGATTAAGATTATTTTCAAGCGGAAGAACTACACCGTTGAATACAAAAAATCTTTGTGTTCCCGGCCAGTAGAATATTCTGTCATATTCAACTACGCTATTTGAAGATAAAATGGAGCTATCTCTTGATAATACCTTTCTACTAAAAGAAAGGTCATCAGGATCGCTAGTGGCCTGATTATTGCTACCCGTAGTGTTGGTAATAAGAACAACGGAGCCGAGTGTCCAGAAGATTATAGTCGGAGAGTTTGCTCCTCCTCGCCATTCTGCGCCGTAGATTACTTTATCGGTGCTAATATTGATGGAATATTTATCTGCAGCAAAAAGAAACGGAAGTTTTAGGCTTGTTTTCTTACCGAATTTTTCTTGTGCTACCGATGACCATCTAACAAGTCCGTTATTGCCGTAATAAAACAATCTACTTCCCGCGTAGAGCATTCCTCCTGTTGCTTCCTGATAAACAAAATTAGGAAAAGTTGTTTTATAGAAGGCTGTATTTTCTACTGCAATTTCTCTTTTCACGAAAATATTATCAATCGCTTCACTACTGTTAATATCTGTGTAGTTTTTTATCCCTAAACACAATATTATCTTTGTTGGAAGGCTATTTATAATGCTTGTTACTACTACAAATTGGGTTAAGATATTTGTTGGATTAGAGAATTTTGCAAAGTAAGTTGAGGTTTGACCACCAATATTGTTATAAGTAGCATCTATTACGCTATATTTATGGTTCTGCTTAACAAGAGAAACTCCAACTAAAATGTGTTTATTTCCATCACTATCATAGTATATAAGAGCTGCGGTCGGAGTAGAGCTAGGTGGCAACAGTTCAGGTATAGTCCGCAGATATATTACATAATTTTTCATTCCTCCGATATTCTGAGGTTGACCTCTAAAAAATCTGACCCATTGTCCCTTGGTGCAGTAACTTCCTTGAAAAGAAGAACCATCACGGAGTATCCCCGGCTTGTAGATAATAGGAAACATCTGTTTTTGCGTAGCCATAAATTATCCTACATCTCTTTTTACGCTACGATCAATATAACGATCTTTTGTCAGGTTATTAGCAGCAGTTAAGCTTTCCTGATATAATTTTGTATAAACAGGCATTCTCTGATCATCCTTTAAATAAATAAGAGCCTCTAAAAAGGCAGCATAAAATAGAAGATCAGGGTAGTAGTCCGTTAGTATGTTTGTTTGATTATCCTCTGTAATTAAGTTGGGTCGCCCATTATATATTAACCGATAAACATTATTTTGAGCAGGAGTTGGGCTTATAAAAATTCTATCATAAGGCTTAGTATTCGGTAGTATGTCATCTGCATAAAATAGCGGTGGATTATCAATAGTAGCAGTGTCGACATTCGGCCAATAATTTGTGCAGAACTCATAGCTTCTTAGAAATAAAATTACATTATTAGTAAATAAGGATTCAGTCGTTCCATAACTTAGAGAGATAGTTTCCTGCCAATCAGCAGGTTTGGAGATAGTAGAATTATTTGCTTGAAACTTCCCGTCAACTGCCTTTTGAAAACCAAGAGTATTTAGCTCCTTCCAGATTTTCTGCTGTCCCATCTCAATAAAATAGGGAATAGAGGCAGCGAATTCAATGCTACCTCCTCTATTGGCATAAGCTATAATCTGAGCAATAAGAGTAGTATAATTCATTTTAATTCGGCGCTTATAGCTTTAATGAGAGTACTATTGCAATCACCGCCTAAATCATAAAGTCCTGCACCTCCTAAGCCATGATTTTTGATGTAGTTGCATTTTTCGGAAATAGTATCGGGATTATCGTAGCTTATAAAAATATTTTGCCCCTGATGATTGCCTACTTGACCGAAAGCATAAAAGTCGATATCAACTAGTTCCCAGTTAATATTTTCGGGTTGATAATTAGAGCCGTAAATCCGATAATTCGGAAAGTATCCAAATGTTTTGTATGTCATGTTTTAACCTTTTGTACAATAAAATCCAATTATAGCCCATGAAGAGCCGGTATAGCATACAGTGATGCAACCATAATCTACGTTAATTATATATTGTTCTTCGCCGTCTATTAACGCTCCGTTACCGTCTATAACGATGTTGTTTTTTGAAGCATTACCGGTTTCGTCTTTTATTATAAAATAATGTCCTTGGTCGTCAGTAGATAATTTATCTAAAATAATTCTTTGTTCTTTTGATGTGGTATTGATTGTTGCTATGTGTTTATCTTTGGATAGTATTTTCAGATCGTTTGTTTCATCATTAAATTTATAATAAGTTAATTGGTTTTTAGCCCCCCACGTGGTTGTACCGTTATTATCTACGGCAGTTAATACCTGATTTTTTTGTGGCATTAATGGAGGGAATATAAACTCGCAATTTGTAAGTTGAGCGGTGCTTTTTTTAATTTTTATAGTTGAAATATTTGATAATCCTCCATCATTATAAGAACTAATCACTATCTCAGGAGAGTTATATATGTTCCCCATATTTGTATTTAGTGTTATACTGTAAGCCTGATCTTCAGATATAGTAAGAATTCCACCCATCATAGGAGTGCCTCTATCAGAAATATCTACTACTCTTGCTGTCAGCTTTATATTGTTTAAATCAATATTCATTCCAGTTGAATTAGAAAAAGTACCTATAAAATTGCTTGTTGCTCCAAAACTAGGACTTCCGTAGATATAAACAACTTTTCCTGTATCTCCTAATTTTTTCCCATCTGATGTTGTCCATACAGCTAAAGAATTTAGCACAGATGTTGTGGGACCAACAACATTGCCGTTTCCACCACTTTTGATTTCAACCCAAGAGCCATCCTGCCTTATGTTAAGATTTTTAGTATCGGTATTGTATATCTCTAATCCGTCTTTGGGATCAAGAAGAGCATCTCTCTCTGCTGTCGTCATTCTTGCATGAAGAAAACCCCCTTCGCTTGAATTAATCTCAAGGAGAGCAGAAGGAGAGGACGAGCCTGCGCCAAGTTCGCCGTTAATAACTGTGCAGATTCTCGCCTCTGCCCCCGTTCCTTGCGTTTGGAAAGTAACGGGTGTTAACCCGTCAACAAGTATCGTTCCCGTATCGGCTACATTCTCATTGCTGCCAAATTGTAAAGCTCCAAGGTTGCTAAGTTGATATAATGGAGTGGAATCAATACCTTCTTTTTTTGTTCGAGTTTTTTTAACTTCACTTATTTTAACCCCCGAATCCTTTACTGTTCTATCATTATTGGCATAGGCTACTAAATAATCTAACGTGCCATTCTCTGCAGAAGTAACTACGTTTTCTATAGGAGCGCTCCCTCCGACATTTACCCATTTCTCCTCTTGGTATGCCTGCACACTTTTGTCATTGCTGTTATAGACCATAGTCCCGTCCTTGATCGGCTTAGCGGGGTCATCGGTATTAATTAAAGCATCTCTTTCCTCTGTAGTTACAATCGGAGGATTAAAGCAGCTGTATTTATCCTTATAATTAATCTGCAAGCCGCTTAACTGGGTTATAGGCTTACTTGTTCCTTTATCTATCGGCATATGTTTCTCATCGATTTATTCTTAGTCAGCTATAACAGTAACAGTTCCCCACTTACCTTCGTCAAAAGTTCTAATAGTCTTGTCTCCACCTATTCCATCTGTAACGTCAAAATAAGTAAATCCATTTACTTCATTTTCTGATTTTTCTACATCATCTTTCTTGCCTGTTGGAAATACGAAAGGTATTCCGCCATTCAGTCCTACTCCGGTAGCAGTGGTAGCGATTGCATATAAATTCTGCCATGCACCTTTAATAAAAATCTGAATACAGGCTCTATCGATATTATAAATCATAGTACCCGGTTTAACCTTAACCCGCTTGCCATCTACTTCATAAGCAGTAACATTTGCTATCTCATCTTTTTGTTTATCAGTAAGACAGGGAAGAGCAAAAGTAGCGTTAGGGTTGTTAGTCCCGGTATTTTGATCACTGGTAATAGTAAGACCGCTAAACTGGGTTATATTATCTAAATCTGCCATATATATTTCCTTTTTATTTTTATTATATCACAGAGTGCCTGTAGCTCTTAAAAATCGTAGAAATTTAGTTAGTTCAAGAAATTACATGCCTCAATAAATCGTTGTATCTTTAGAGCGTCATGTTCGTATTGGATATTTGCCTCTGATTGTAAATAGGCTATAGCTTCTGGTGTTGGATTATCGAGTTTACTTAATTCCTGATCTGCAAGAAAACGTTGGAATCTGTAATAATATAAATTATTTTCAGCTCCCTTATATAAAGACAAAATTTGAAACTTAAGCTCCACGGCTTCTGTTGCTCCTTCCAAAGTCAAGTTCATACTATTAGCTAGTAATCCAAGTCCATTTTGAGGGGCAACCTTTAAGTTATCCGATGTTGTTGTAATTTCAATATCGGGATTGGAATAACCTGTGCCGACCGATAAAATACAAATCTTTACTTTTTGCGGGAATAAAATATTAGAAAACGTATATCCAAGGTCGGTAGGATTATTTTGGTATAATCCCCCATCAATAAAGAAAGTATCAGGGTCAGCTCCTTTAATTATAGTTGGACGAAAGTATACGGGGGCAGAGGCAGTTGCAACGGCAACATCAACGCATGTGTATTCTTGACCTAGTGTGAAATTTTTAATCGGGACGTTGGAAAATTGGTAATACTGGCTACTTGTAATATCACCATAAGGAAAATTAACATTATCAGTACTGGGGCCTGTTCCGCCTTGAAATCCTACGGCAGTAACCAAAGTGTTGGTTTTTAATTGGAACATTTTGGTAGTACCTAAAACTGTATTTAAAGCATTCCTTAGGGGTTCTTGATTGTAAATATAAGGTTCTACTCCTGGAACTGCCAGTACAGTCCCTAAAGTAGCTGATCCTGCAGGCCCAAGGGGTTGCAACGGATTAACTCCTTTTCTAATAGTAAAAATGCTTTCTGCATTGATCGTTAATAAATTAATAATCTTAGTAGGAGATAAAGCGTTTGAATACGCTATAGATTGAACACCGCCGATACTCGTTCCGCAAATAATATCAAAATACTTCCATAATTCATTCCCGTTAATTTTGGCATCATTACAAAATCTTTCTAGAAACGTAGCAGAGAACAATCCTCTAATACCGCCTCCGTCTAAAGATAAAATACGTACTATACGCATACTTTTTACTAAATATGGAAGAAAATAATAGCAGTTACTATTTAAGTAACTGCTATTTATCGTAGCTATAAAAATTAATACTCTATGATAATAATTCCAGCAGCTCCAGCACCCCCGATACCAGTAGCACTTTTATATGCTCCACTACCGCCGCAGCCGCTATTAGCACTTGCTGCAATACCGTTACCTAAAACAATTACCGCTTTACCGCCACCATTGAAGAAAGAGTTAGCCCCTGCTCCAGAACCTACTGTAGATGATGTAGAAACGTTGGCACCGTTTTGACCCGGAATATTGATGCTTCCACCTGTAGCAGTACCACCAGCACCACCTGCTACTATAGTACTAGTTGTAGCTACAGCTCCATTACCGCCTGGGTTACCTCGCATTAAAATTGAATTGGTAATTAATGTAGATGATTGACCGGCTAATCCAACTGAATAGGTAGATGAAGAACTAAGGTCGGTTACATATCTAATAGCAGTACCACCAGCACCACCACCACTACCAATAGAATTAGTAGTAATAGTATTTCCTCCATAACCACCACCACCTATTACAGTAACTTTACCAGCTGTTACGCCTACTGGAAGATACGCAGATAAATCTCCACTTCCTGAAGTTAGTACGATCATTCCATGAGAGGTGCTATTTCCACTAGTAACGGCTGTTGCTCTACCATAATCATCGAAAGTTATGAGAGAAGGGCTTGAATAAGTGCCGGCCGTAATACCTGTTATTGGAAGATCAATATTAACGTTCATAGGATCAGAGGAATCTACTGCAATAGTACCAGCGTGGCTATGTACTGATGCTATAATAGATTGCCATGATAAATTACCTAAATTGTCTCCAACGAATGTTTGTCCTTCAAGCGGTAACTCAGTTGGAAAAGATAAGCTACTGCCAAAAGATATATTACATTGATCAGTTAAATTTGGATTAGCATTAATCTCGAGTACCCCCTGATTAGGTGAGGCTATTCTTAATTTTCCAGATTTATCAATGTTAATATTACCAGTGGATTTAAATTCTGAAGCAGTAACACTACCTATTGTAGTTATGTTACCATCGTCATCAACCTGAGTACCGGCATTATCAACCAAATTACTTCCGTCTGTTTTGCCCCACGTAGCTAGTGCATATTCGGTTGTCGTAGCAGGAGTGGAAGAAGAAACTGCACTGACCCTACCTGTAGCGTCAACAGTAATGTTGGACATATTGTAAGAGCCTGCAGTAACACCTGTATCGGCTAAACTTACAACTGGGTGCGTTGGGTCATCAGAGTTAACGTTTATTTGACCTTCTGTACCAACAACCGAGTCTACAATTCCAATATCTCCAGAAGTAGCAGAGACAATCCTA